ATAACGCTCAACAATCGGTGGGATCCGATCAGCGCCGACAGCACCAAAGAAGTTGGGTGTGATGTTGATGGAGCCAACCTGCAGGTTTTGGAAATCTTCCAAACCGCTTAGGCCGAGACCATCGACATTGTTGTGCAGGTAAACGGCCAGCTCAACCTGGGCCCGCTTAACCTCCTTTGGGATTTCGGTGGTCGTGTAGTAATCAACGACCGACCGGAACGCAAAGCCGAAGCTATACACCGGGGTGTAGCTGTCAGGCTTGCGGACACCATCACGGGGCCACTGCAGGGCCTGCGTGTTGGTTGCTCTTGCGCCTAGGAACCGCTCACGGTCCAGGCGTTGCGCGGCAGTAGCTAGCGCACGGTTGCGGGTGTCATCGGTGCCCGTGCCCCACTTGGCAACGTCTGTGCTGGACACCATGGCATCCACCAGATCGTTGGCGTCACTCAGCGTTATGTAGCTGTTGGCGCTTGCGCCGCCCACCGTTGCGTCGATTGTTACTGCCATTGGCCTCCTTTACCGGGGCTTTCTTGGATTCTGGCTGCTCTTGTGAAGGAAGAGAGGCCGCCTCCTGAGAAGCGGCCAGTCTTTCCCTCATACGCCGGAAAGCGTATAGAGCCATCAGTGAGCGCCCGAAGGCATGGAGTAGATGGTGATCGCCTCTGAGCCGCTGTCAACAGCAGTCACTTCGCCGATGAACTCCCGAGTGGCAGCAGCAGCAGCAGTGTTGGTGTTGTCAGAGTGCAGAGTCACACCCGTACCACCCACGAGGGTCATTGCATGGGTGGCCGATGCTTCGTTCCGCAGGATGAGACGGAAAGAAGAGCCAACCTTGCAACCCACGATTTCAGCCACGATGGCCGCCGCAGTTGCGGTGGTCACGTTGCGGCCTGCGCTGGGGGTCATGCGGACCAGAGAGTCCACACACTGAGCAGCGGTGAGGGTGGTTGCTTCGTTGCCAGCAGCAACGACGGTGATACCGGAGGTTTCCCGCGCAAAAGTCGGGGACTCAAGTTCAAAAATTGAAGCCATGGTTAGTTACCTCCGTCAATCGTGGTTAGAAACAACGGTCGCCCGGACGATACCCACGTTTTTGGTCTCATAAACCAGCGACCAGTTGGAAGCGGTTTCGAGCTGCGTGCGGTTCGGGTTGGTTGTAGTTACAGCCCACTTAATCCCGATCGGGTGATACAGGTAGTGGAGGTCAAATGAGACAGCTGAACTTTTGCTTAAAATATCGCGATCAGTTTCTGTCCGAAGCGCAGCTTGTTCACCAGTGCCGACAGCGCCGGGGGTGAACATATAAACCGCGTATTCCGTAGAAGCACCAGAGCCAGCGGTCGGGATGTCATCAGACACCACAACACGCATCCCCATGTATTCGGCCACAACGGGGTTGCCGAAGGTGTTGGTCATATCGCCACCGGACTGAGTTGTGGTGGTGCCACGAACATCAGAGGTGTCGATGTAACGCAGGGCGTTGCGCTCTTCCAAGTCAAAGTAAGTAGAGCTGTGCATGGCAATCACGCTCAGCTTGTCGCCCTGGTCGCCCAGCAGTGCGCGGGCACGGGAGACAGTACGGCTGGAAAGCACCGCAGGGCTGTCGCCAGATTCAGAGTCCAGCGCCAGGTTGAACAGCGCGGAGCTGCTGGTGTTGGCGTTCAGTGAACCGAAAGCACCTTGCAGGCAGGAGATCAGATCTTTCTGCTTTTGGTGCGCGATGTAAGCGCCCAGCTTGTTGCCGATTGCGGCTTGCAGGTCGGTGCCTGCGGCCAGGGTGGCGAGGTCGCGTGTCTCAAAGGCCCGTGCCCGGTGGAGCACAACGCCAATTTGCTTATCAGCAGAAACCTTGCCGGGGGTCAGTGATGTGCTGTCGCTCATCACCTCAAAGTCACCTGTCAGGTTGGCTTTGATGTTTGGGATGTTGACGAAATCGCCGCCATCCTCCGAAGCATTAAGGGCTGCGAGAGGAGCAACAACACCAGACTGCAGGAACTTGTCCTGGTTGGTTGTTTGCTCTTCAACGTAGCCCGTAAAAATTTCGGGGATGATAATGTCCGACCTTCTGGTGGCCATGTCTTTCCGAATAGGTTTACAGGTAGTTCGGGCGCAGCCCTAAGTCTCGCGGCGCAGCTTTGAGACTGTTGTTGAAATCTTACCTTGCGTTGTATTGCTCCGCAGCTCTGCGATAAGCCTTCCAACGGTCAGCACCTTCGCGGTCATAAATCTCGTGCTGAACGTCCTGACGGCCCTGTGCAAATAGCTTGATGGTTTCAGGATCTAGGCCCGATGTGCTGGGTGTTGCCCGTGCAGTAGGCGCACCGCTTCCGCTGGGGGTTGGCTCCTTCAAGATGTAGCGCCGCTCCTCAGAGAACTTGCTACGGGCCCAGTCCTGGATGCCGACAGGCAGCGGGCCGCCGTCATCAACCATCGGCCTGCCGTCTTCGATCTTGATTTTGCGCGGGTCGATGAAGTTGTTCAGCACCAAGTCAGGGTCGTGAACCACCTCACTTAGGGCCGCAATCGCCGGATTGATCAGCTCAAGGTTGCGGACCTTTTCTTCAAGCTCACTGATGCGCTGGTCCTTTTGCTCCAGCACCTCTTTGAACTGCTGCTGCTTAGCGGTCAAGGCCTCGTCGTACTTGCCCTGGCTTTCGAGCTGCTTTTGCTCTGTGCGTTGCTTGAACTCCAGCAGCTCCTGGACATCGGTGCCAGGCGGCAAAGACGACAGGCGGCCTTCAAGATCTGCGAACTTCTTCTTTTCGTTCAGCAGTTCTTTGTTCTTGGCATCCATTGCTTCGATGCGCTGCATCAAACGCTGGATTTCTTGGCTTTGATCTTGTTGATCAGGCGCAGCCGTCTCAACGTTTACCTCTTCAGGCATGTGTAACCCGCAGGGTTAATTGCACGCCAAATTTACTACCAAAGAAAACGATTCGCCCAATAGGCACCAGAAGTTGGGCCGCGGCGAATGTTTTGTGCATGGCGTTTCTTCCAAGCATCGCGCTTAGCTGCGTCGGCTTTGCTTTCGCCTTTACGCTTGGGGAAACGATCGGCACCCTGCAGGCCGAACCGAATCAGACGGTCACGGCCGTTTTCCTTAATGACAACCGCCGCCGCATATTTCGGGTGCTCAGGGGTCATCTTGGGTTTGCCATAGCCCTGGAACCGGCCGCCGTCGGGGTGATTGATAGCTGCCATTACTTTCGCTTGCTTGTGCGGGCTTTAGGTTTTGCCTTGGGCTTTGCCTTCGATTTTGGCCGCAGCAAATCAGCGTCTGCCTGCCTTGCCTTGCCTTTACCAGTCACAAAGCTATTGACCCGGCCCATAGCCCAGGCCTCCATCGACACGTTGCGCGATCCGCCCGCCAAGTAAGCGCCTTGGCCGCGACGGTAGACCTTCTCCAGCTGCTCGTAGGTGAAGCGAGAGTTCTTAGCCTTTGTTTTTAGTGCGGTTTTTGTTGCCTCGTTTAGTGGTTTTCTTTTTGGTGCCACCTTGCTTCACCCTCGATGCTGAAACGGCTTTGATGTCGATGAATTCCCCGCGCTTGTAAGCCTCGGCGGTGCGCTTGAGTTCGCGGGCCTTGGCAGCGCGGTTTTTAGCACCCGACAGGTACTTCTTAGGCAGGCCAGTGGCCTTGTCCTTTGCCACACGCCGCATTTTGCGGGCCATTATTTCTTCTTGCCTCCCTTCTTCTTCTTCTTAGGTGGTCGGCCGACTTGTGAGCCGTAGGTGCCGGGGCCTTTGGGCATGGGTCAGCTTTCAAACGCTAAACCCAATCTAAGGTTTCTTGGCCTTGTCTACAAACTTGATGCCGGTATCGGCCAACAAGGCTTCCAAGAACCCATCATCGCCAGGCTTCATGCCCTTGGGATAATCTTTGGGGTCAGCCTCACCGATTGCTGGCGGTGCGCTGAATCGGTCAATATCCTGCTTTTTCATGACTGCTCTAGGTCAACGATCCATCGGAAAATGCCTTTCTCAGTTAGGCCAGGGCTGATCTCTTCTTTCTGCACTCCCTTGAGCCTATAGCGGGAGCCAGTTGGCATCAAGACCTCTTGCTCGTTCGCAAACTCAGAATACTGAGCGATGTCCACACCACGATTGTTCTTGGCCCGCAGAATGATGTGCTGATCAGCGCCAATCGTAAAATCGTCCAGCACTTTGCCGCTGGTCCAACTTTCCATCGCCAAGCTTTCGTTCCCTGCCTTGTAGCCAGCGAGCATATCTTCCAAGTCTTTCTGCGGCATGTTCATGCCACGCTGCACAGTGCCCTTGTATTTCGGCGCTTGATTCAGGAACGCCTCGATATCATCTGCCTGCTTTTTGTGCTTTGGATTGCTGCCAAATTTTTTGACCTGAGCCTTCTCATATCTTGACAGTTTTTTACCTTGTTCCTGTGCAGCTCTGAACTCCTGGGCACGAACAGAGTTGAAGTTTTCGCCGGTGTAGGTCTTTAATGCTGTCTTTGGAGGATTGACGGAAACAGCAGGCTTTGGCTTGGCGGCAGCCTTTGGCTTGGGCTTTGTGGTTGTGATCTTGTCGGGCTTCCCGTAACGCTGCTGCAGCTGAGTCAGGCTCACCTCGCTGCCATCGGTCCGCATAAATCGCTTCATCGCCCCATCAGGGCCATAGCGATCAGCCAGCCTGTTGAAATAACGGGCCTTCTGCCTGCCTGCTGCTGTATCCCGGCCACCGTTCAGCATCCGCGCCTGGGCCGCACTTGGCTCGAACTTTGCCTTTTTGCCGCTCTTGGTCGTGCCCCGCAGGTCATAGATGTGCTGCGCTGCGCTCACGTTGACCGGCACACGGCCACCATCTGGATCCCTACTGCTGGGCCTCGATTCAGTCGTCGGTCGGTAGCCCTGGGTGTTCGGTGGCGTGCTCAGCCCCAGACCCTCGTAATCAATAATCGGGATGGTCGTAGACCTGCAGTTGAAATGCGGCGGGTTGGCTGGTGTTGGGCCCTTGCCGTACTCGTAAACCGATTGGTCAAGGTTGCGGCAGATCGGTGATGTCCGGTTGTCCAGCGTTGCGACCCAGCGATACTTCTTCGTGACCTCTGGGTTTGCCCTGTAGACCTGCTGGCTGGCCGCGTTGGCCGTTGCATTGACGCTGGTCCGCACCAACGTTCGCACTTGGTGCTTGGCCATCTTCCAAGCATTGCCGGTCTGGGCCAATGCAACCTGCCGCGGGGTCAGGGCCTCTGTCGAAAACCCCAGCTCGCCATACAACGACCGGGCAATCGCTGCTGTGCTTTCGCCAGTGAGCAGGCCATCAAGCACCGCACGGGAAAACAGCTCGCCTTG